GAGTAGGATTACGAGTCTTTAATTATAAGAGAGGTAAAGTATATCTTACTCGTGTGAGTAAAGTTCCAGATGTACCAGAGATAAGAGTATAAAATGAATTGCTGGCACTGTCAGACTAAATTAATATGGGGAGGAGATCACGATATAGAAGAAGGCGATTATCCAGCTACAAGTAATGAGTATATGATAGTTACTAATTTATCTTGTCCTGAATGTAATAGTTTTGTTCTTGTCTATCTCCCTTCCCCTGATTAAAGGTTACGTAAAATGAAAACATCTTCAGCCAAAGCTAAAGGACGTAAGCTACAAGACTGGGTTAGGAATAAACTTATAGAATATTTGGATGAAGATCATACCCATGAGCTAGATAAAGAAATTACTACAGCTATCATGGGAGAGAATGGGGCAGATGTTAAATTAAGTAGTATGTGTGAACATCTGTTCCCTTTCTCTATTGAGTGTAAGAACCAAGAAAAGTTTACTGGTATTTATAGTATGTTAGATCAAGCACAAAGTCATGGTGATTTACCACCAATTCTTTTTATTAAGATGAATAGGAGAAAGCCTTTGGTAGTATTAGATGCAGAACAATTTTTAGAAGATTATTTCTATGAAGATTACGACTAAGAAAAATAAAAGAACAAATCTTCTATATACTATAGAAAAGAAACTACAACGTGACAGGCCAGAACAATGCCTGTTTATTGCGGTTGTTTTACAGGCATTACTTGATGCAAGTAAACCTAAATTTGAAACTGAAACTGATATGATAACTGAAAATAGAGAGAGAGCAAAGGCATGGTTCTTTGCCAGTGTGGGGGTAACATGCAAAGATTATATAACAGTATGCGATCACGCTGGAATAGACTACGAGGATACCAGAGTGTTCGCCCAACAATTAATACAGTCAAAACACAAGAGGAAAGTCCGACAGAAGATAAACCTCATTCTAAGAAAAGACCTTCCAATCAAGATAATGTAAATAATCCTGTACATTATAATCAAGCTGGTATAGAATGTATTGATGCTATTGAAGCAGCATTAGATGAAGGCTTTGAGTATTATCTACAGGGAAATGTTATGAAATACCTATGGAGATATAGGTATAAGAATGGTGCGGAAGATTTAAAGAAAGCCGAATGGTATAATAAAAAACTTATAGAGTTAAAGGAGAAGAAGTAATGGGGTACGGTCCACAAGTTCAAGCCTGTGAAGAATTACACGCCACTAAATATCGTTTACCAAACGAGAGCTTTGAAGAAGCAGCTAATCGTAATGCATCTGCTATGTCAGACGATGAAGATCATAGGCAAGAAATAAAAGAAATCTTTTTAAATCAAAGGTTTATGCCAGCAGGAAGAGTTCAATCTGCAATGGGGAGTCCACGAGATGTTACAGCTTATAACTGTTTTGTATCAGGAACTATCGAAGATAGTATGGAATCTATTATGGCTAGAGCCACGCAAGCTGCTGAAACAATGCGGAGAGGTGGGGGTATTGGCTATGACTTTAGTTCTATACGTCCTAATGGGGATCGTATTGTTAGTCTTGATAGCTCCGCTAGTGGTCCTGTATCTTTCATGCACATCTTTGATGCTGTTTGCAGAACAATTGTATCGGCTGGGCATAGGC